CATCTGATATCCGAGCATATACTCCAGTCGTTTCTCAGGAGGTGCTTCAGGATTGGAACTATAGTCATATTCAAAGATCTTCGGATCAATAATTAGTTTGTGTTGATTCATCACCGGCTCTAAAGTGTCGATGATTCTTTCTTCTTTACGGACAGTTGCTCGGACTTCTTCTGTAGAGAAGCTAGCTCCCATCTGTTGAATGTGTCTATTAAATAGTTCGCAGATCATTCCATCACCGAAATTAGATTCGACTAGGAGGCGAGATGCTTTGTATTTTTTACCTAGGCGAACGATATCGGAGAGAGTTGCATCGCTATAACCATCTCTGAAGGCTTTCATATCTCTTACGAAGACATACCCATTAGCTTGAGATAGAACAACAGCAACAGTCTCATCTGAGCCACGTCCAGAAGGGTCTACAGAGACGATTGTCTCCTGATAGTCACACATACCCTCATCAATGAACATAGGCCCGTAGAAGCGATCTCCGGGCAGTCCTACGGGGTTTAGATCTTTGATCATGTATCTAGGATCAGCAGACCAGGCATATCGTTCTGCACATTCATTACCTAAGGAGGTAACGATTAGGTCTTGGAACTTAAGGGGGAACTTCTCAGCATCAGACAAGCTAGTGTCGAGCATGAATTGAAGTTGGAAGTTAGAGCGACCCATAGCGGCCTCTCTTTCCATAAGATCTAGGTCACTAAATCTGGTGTCGGTGGGTGTCCCTCTCTCCACTCCTTTCTCAAGGTCTGCAACCAGTTGGGGTGCAAGGAGACCCTCGTATCCGCTATCACTCTTGGGGTAACGGGCCGGCCAGACGAAAGGTCTATAGGACCGCTCAGCCAGTTTTCTGTAGACCGTGAATGTTGTCTGTGGTGTACCAAGGAAGAGAATTCTAGAGTCGTCATCAGGTGTAAGGATTGATTCAGCTTCAGTTACAAGTTGGAGAAGCTTCTGACGTTGCATGTCCGTGGCGGCATTGGATGGTACTTCCACATCGTCAAAAACCATTAAATGGGCACGACTCCCAGTCATCTGTCCTGTAATGCCGACAGACTTGACACTCGGTGCCTGGTGAGGTTTGGCAGGACCAACGTCGAAGGAGATACGTGACCATCGCTGATCGGAGTCTTTGGGTCCAAGGTGGTTCAGCCATGAGATATCAAGGATTAATTTTTGACAGAAAATAGAGAAGTTATCTGCTCTTTCTTTAGAAGCTGAGATAACCATGATCTTTTTATCAGGGTCATTGTAGAGTGTCCAAAGTACGAAGGCAGCTGTAATCCAAGACTTTCCAACTCCTCGGAAGGCACTAATCTGTAATCGTTTGGGTCCATTTTGTAGATAGTCAGCTATAGATAACTGAGCGCGAGTTGGGCGGGGTAGATTTAATTCTTGCCAGACGAGTGTTAGAAAGACTTTAAAGTCACCCTTCATCCTCTGGTCTAGTTCATTTAAGTCCATTCATTATCACTAATTATATCCCTAGAAAGTTTCTAGCAGAATCTACGATAATAGATAGGGGATTAGTTTCAACAGCAGGAGTGGCTTTAACAGGAGGACCTTGTTTAATCTGGGGGATATTTAAGATTGTTTGTTCTGGTTGGGGAGGTAGGACTCCATACGCTTTAAACACTTGTTCAGCAGCTCGACGTCGACGTTCTGTATGAGGAACACCTGGCCTAAAATAGCCCTTACCTTCCTGAGCAGAACCCGTATAGTATTGAGCGTATTCAGCAGGGGAAAGATTCTGTGGAGCTCGTTCTAGGTTTTGAGTCCAGCCGATAAGGGAGCGTCCTTGCTGATCAAACTTGCCTGCATATTCATCAGCAAAGTATTGCAGTTGCCACTCAGGCGAATTAACATCAACCCCTTGAGATAAAGCTTGAGAGCGTTGCAGGTCATAAGGTATACGACGAGTGCCTGTGTATTGAGATAACCCTCTACCAGCTCCGGCTACCTTTTCAACAACATCTAAGTTTTGAAGAGTTGGATCACCTGTTTCAACCATCCAGGAGCCAATTAGACCAGAAGCTTGTTGTGGTGACATCTTGGGGATCTTGCCACCACTCATCTGATTGATTTTATTTGAGGTAAGAGTGTTAAACAAATAGTCAGTGTTCCTGTTCCTCTTGAATTCCATTTTTATAAGACAAAGAAATTATATCTAAGCCCTCAACTTCGGAGGGAGTGGATGTAAACGTAGGAGCCGTGAGCGTCGGCTCTGGGGGCCTGTGAGGGGCGATAGCCTTCTCTAAGGCTGCATCTACCTTGGCATCTATGTAACGCTCTTCTAGGCCCCATAACCAGCCTTTCAGGAAAAAGGCCAGAGGGCCGGGTAATTTCTTATCCAGCCATCTAGCAATGTCCCGAAACTCATTGAGTCGGAACTTAATCATTACTTTTTCTTTTTAGGAAATCCTTTCTTCATTGCTGAATAGGCCTTAGCCGATACAGTTGATTTCTTTTTAGAGCGAGACGTACCAGCCTTCTTACGCTTGTTAATATTGCGGTAAAGACTCATTTTTTCTTTTTACCTTTCTTTTTAGTAGGGGGGCGGCCCACCTTTGATCCATATGTACCTTTACCGTTTGGCATTAGCGTGACACCTTGCCGAAGGAAGTAGCAGTCACTGCATGGGAATCCTTAGTCACAGTAGACAGGATTGCCAAAACATCAGAAACTGTAGAGGCTGTAGTAACAGCAGTCAGGGCGGTTACGGCAGTAGAAGTGAGGACATATGATCCACCTTTTTTACGCTCAGTAGAGAACGTAGTAGCTGGGCGGACGACAGCTGTAAATACTTCAGCAGACATTTAATCTTTAGAGATAAGGTTATCAAGTTTGGATTCGATTCGGACCATATGATCTTCGAACCGAGTGAGGATTAGAGAGACTTCTTCTCTAGGGATATACTTCTCCGCGACACGTAATTCAATTTGATTTACACGGGTATTAATTCGAGAAGCAAACACACCTAATCCTGTTGAAACGGCGATGCCTATAGCAACAGCGGCCTCTAACATATTAATTAAGCTATTTGTGATTGCATAAAGACGTCAACATGCATGGATCCCTTCGCTTGATTGCAGGGACGACAAGCCGTCACCAGATTGTCGGCAGTATCACCCCCACCTTTGGATTTAGGGCGAATATGGTCTACCGTTAAATTTTCAGAGGATCCACAGTACACACACATATAACCATCCCGAGCCTTAATATTTTCTCTGAATAGACGCTTAGCATCGCTAGAACGAAAGCAGAGAAGATCATGCATGAGGCTTCGGGGAGTATCCATTGGCTCATTTAATAAAATTACTTACGGGTTGATTTGCCGTTCTTACCATTCCGGCCTCGGTTTTTTGTTTTGTTTTCAGCCACCATGCGGCCACTCTTGGTGTGGCTCATGTCAGGCCCACCTTTACCAGCGATGCCCCGTTTCTTGCGTTCTTTCCAACGCTCAGCAGCTTCTTTGTTGTGCTTACGTTTAGTAGCTGTATCTCCAGCCTTGGAGCCCATCATCTTTTTGCTGTAGGCGCGATCATATGCACGCTTCTTAGCTGCAGCTTTTGGGCTCTTCTTATAAGCTCGGCTAGATTTAGATCCTCCAGCATGTGCCATTAGATGTGCTCCTGAACATCTTCAAAGTTCAGCTCAGGAATCAGACCAGCAAGGCTGGCCAAGGGGCTACCCTCAAAAGCTACTCCCGTGATGTCATTTTTAGATAACCAATCAATGGCAGCTCTAAGATCAGCAGTGGATGCTTCACCTGATTTGATACGGGTAAGCAACTCTGTAGTTAGTAGTGAATGCAACTCATCAAATAGCTCTTCACCAGCTCTTTTAGTCATTGGTCACTCTCCTAATTTACGAAGGGTGCGAGTCAATAACTCGGTAGCTTTACGGATCTCGGCAACCTTCTCATCTTCCTTGCGAGAAGGCTTTAAGGTATCGATAAGGGATTTAGCTAATTGAGCAATTGAGTTTTCTTTGAGCTTTGAAGAAGCAATAACTTCAGAAGCAACAAAGGCAGCAAGGAAACCAATAGCTTCTAGGCTAAGTTTAACCCCAAGGATTTCAATCATTTTAATAATAAATAAAGTGTAATAATTTATGAGCTAGGTTGTATAAATACGCTTGCTACATTTCGACTCAAAGGGCGTCAATAGCTAGAAAATAACACGGCGGCAGATGTTATATTTAGCTAGACGATCGTCGTAACCGTTCCAACCCCCATTAATACGACGGCAAACAGCATCGAAGCCTTCAGTTTGTGCGATATGCAGTAAGTTATTTTCTATGATCCAGGTCTTAGCACTCATGAAGGGGTAAACATTACTGACGTAATCAACACCCTCCATTACTCTCGTGTCACCAACATCATTACAGAAACGCTGATAGTTGTAGCGACCTGTTAGTTGGAGAACACCAGCACCTTTATAGCGTGGTCCGTCACCTTGCTGATAATTACCTAGATCAGACCTACCTTCGTAGGCCCAACCATCAGCAATCTCCTTCATATATTTGAGATTACAAGTCTCATGAAGGATGTTAGCCATCAACATCCGAGTAGAAACAATACAAGTATCAAACTCAGTTTCTCTTAGAAGACGATTACAGTCATCTGCCTCTTGTTGTGTAAACAAGGAAGCAGAGTATCCTGTGAGTTGTTCAAAGATGTCTAAGGTAATGAGACCTTCAGGGGCCTCTGGGGCGTCCCTGTAGGCATCTATAAAGCAGTCTTGGGTGTAGTCATCAACTGATGCCCAAAGATACTCCCAAGCGGCATCCTGATGGGGTAGAGCAGAATAGTATTTAGCTGCATCAATTAGAAAAGACATCTGTCAATTGTATTTATAATTAAGACCAAGGAAGACCAGATGCTTTAGTAGGAGCTGCTTGCTCGTCAAGTTGTGTTTGAAGTGATGCTTCAATATTAGAAACAGTATCTTCGTTTTCTTCGTTAAGCTTTGCCTTTACCCAGCCCACAACTGTCTCTTCTGTGAGATCAGAAAAAGGTACAAGGGTTTCAGGCTTTTCAAAGCCAACCGAACCGTAAACTCCTGACTTATAAGTGTTGTCAGAAGCATTAACAGTAAAATGAGCA